ACTCACCAGTGTGAGGGGGCCGGACAAGGTTCCCCCTGCTTTTGGCAGCGCGGTTGCCACCTCGCTGTCCACATAGGCTTTGGGGGCCGCCTGAAGTGATGCTGTTGGAAGTGCGGCGAGAATCAACGGACCAGTCATAGACCCACCAGCCGACGGCAAGGTTCCTGCCGCAAAGTCAGAAATCTTTGCGCTTATTGCCGTGCCAGTCGCAGTCACAAGCATCTGAGATGCGTCGATATTAGGAACCTCTGTCAGGCCACTCATAAACTGACTATAAGGAACTACGGTATTGGTGCCTTCCTGGCTCAGCGGTACAAGGTCTCCGGGAGCAGGCACGGTGCCGGATGGTAGCGTGCTCACGAGGTAAGGGGTAGCAGATGCTGATAGAGTTCCATTGCTCAGGATGAGGTTTGTACCGACCTCTAGTGGCTCCGGGGCACCGACGCCGGGACTAATGCGTCCTAAAATGACACCGCTCTGAAGGGCTAGCTCAGGTTGGACTCCCGCCAAAATTTGGGCACGAGTCATCTTAAGCGCAATGCCTGCCTGACTCACGACGTGCTCATCAGTATCTGTCGCCGCGGTTGCGGAGGCGAGTTGGTCTATGGTTGGCATCTTTGATCGTACTCCAATAGCAATCTCAGACTGTTGCTTCTTGGGTGGAAACGCTACGGCGGTCGATGAAGTGTCACGCGGTTGATATCGGAGTTGCCAGGAAGTCAGGTGAGCACCGGGTTACCATTTTGATCCGTTAGGACCACACCAGATGCAATATCGATTGCATTGATCGGAACTGGGGGCACCGACAAGAAAAGTACCGGTAGAAGTATACTTCGTTGGAGTGCGCGACCATTGATCGTCGATATTAAGACAGTGATGGTATATACCGTACCCGCCTGACCACCCGACAGCCATAAGACGGCAGAGTGACCATCAGCCTGGACCTGGCTTAGAGTCAGGTCTCCAGGGTTATCAGGATATATCGCTACATCGAGAGTTGCTATAGCATCCCCCTCATTTCCAATCAGTGCCGGAGATATATTGAGTTGATAATCGAGGATGTCATTTGGATCCTTAGTTGGCCAGTTCAATAGAGGCGGGGCAATCGCGGTAGAACCGCGCGGCACGGGGATAAATGCGTCAAGCAGAACAGTCCGAGCGTTGCTGGGCTTTGATATGTGGATAGCTGGAGTGGCCATTTCTACCTTCTAGAGCCTGTGGATCAGACAAATGAGTCTCAGTGTACAAGTCTTGTTGCAGGGGGTATAGCGCGATAGGTGAAAACCATGCGACATTATTATTGTTCCAACCCAAAGAACTGGACAGTGAGGAAGATTATTTTGTTTCGGTATATCCGGTCTGTTCCCACGTGAGCGTAGTCCAGCTCACCGTCCTTGCGCATATAAACCGCTGACCGAGCTGCGTACAAATTGAGAAACACTAACTAGGAATGCCGCCCGCGGACGTTTAAGGATTGCTCAGCAGTCTGATCCGAAGTGCACGGCGAATGATGAGGGTCGCAGCGGGTAACGCGCCTAACATTTAGACAACACCAGCGGCACGATCCCAGGAGTGCCTTCCTGAGAGAAAGCAATGCCATCATGGGTCCATCCTTGGGAGATGCCTACCACAGACGACGCGTCAACCCATGCCAAAGCCGGCTGGTACAGAACCGAAATCTCCAGGTTGGTGGTCACCAACTCCAGCACCCATCCGTCCTGAATCCGAGCATAGGTTCGCAGGTCACCACCTCACAACTACCAGACCAGGCGCACCAGCCCCGCCGTTATATGGCGTATTACCATTGGCGCCCGTTCCGGCCCCAGCCGCACCTCCGCCAGGGAACGCGCCAGCAACGCCCGTCGTACCGCTGTTCTGGCTACCACCCATTGGGGCGGCCCCGCCCATACCTCCCTGAGTCAGCACGGCCGCTTGGCCAGCAGACCCCGTAAGATTGACGTCTCCTCCGACTCCCGTGCCCGCAGGCGTACCGCCATTTTGCGGGTTCGCGGCACTTGCAAGACCATTCAGGCAGCCCCCAGTGGCGCTCACATAAGGACCAAAGCTCGATGTGCCGCCGGAGCTTGCGCCGCCACCTGCCGCTCCGTAGTTTCCGCCAGCACCGACAATTACGCCAATGGACTGGCCTGGAGTTAGACCGGCAATCCGCTTTCGACCATAGCCTCCGCCCGATCCGCCGCCTGAAGCGTTACCAGTCTGTGGTCCGGAGACGGATGCGTAGCTTCCGGCTCCTCCCCCCCAGACTTCCACCTCCACCTGGGAAACGCCTGCGGGAACAATAAAAGTTCCAGATGCAGTGTAGCTTTGAATCCCTGAGCCGAAGCCCGGACGCAGCCAGGGTAGCTTCCATGCCAGGAAGGGGGCTGTCGGCAGTGTCAGGATATCTGAATTCATAATAGACGTCTTGCCGTAAGGGACTGTAATCACATACAGTCCGGTCCAGCCGTTGTCGACGGGCGGGGTAGACTGGGTTCCGGATATGGCAGGCGCACCACACTTCACTTGTAATTCAACAGATTGAGTGCGTAGGGTATTTTGGGGAACAGCAGAGTTAGCCGGACCACTGTAAGGCTGCGATGGCTGTGCCGCGTTATAGTATGGCAACACTATCGGATTGACATCGCTTTCCTGGAAGGTCACTTCGATCAGGTAATTCACGGCTTGGCCTGACGTCGTCGGAGCGGTGAGCGCAAAGGTTGAGGGCGCTATGTTAACGCCAAGCTTAAGCAGAGGATCGATTGTGTCCGCGGGCAACGAACCATACGGGAGCATGTCGATGACTGAAAGTTGTGACATCGTACCCGGACCCACCGTTATATTCATTGAAGGCGGGGACGTGGGTACGCAGGCAAGCCCATCCACAACGGGGTCGATGCCCAGCACTATCTGGGCCAAATAGCCCAACGCGATCATAGTGTTACGATTGACAGCTAGAAGGTCGGTGTCGAGCGGGATGCTTCCAGGGTAAACTAAATTACGATCCATATGATCCTCGTGGCTTAAATAGAAACACTAGCTGATTATCCGGGTCCAAGCTATGACGCCAACCGGAAGAATTTCTACGATCGAGGCGCAGATATCGTTGTCCGTAACTTGCCCCTGCACCATCGAAAGTGTAGCGTATTCCACCGACCCGTCGCCATATCCCCCGACACCACATCCCCAACCCGATACAGATCCGATGCCTCCCCCCGCCGGTCGATAGGCCGTAACGAAAAACTGAAAAGGAAGGCTTAGATTTCCCCAGCCGCCCGCGAGGCCATAGGCGAACCCTCCACCGGAACCGCTGATACTTCCGTACCCTCCCGTATCAGCAGTATTGGCTGGTTCGAACACTATGGGTGGCCGTCCAGTCTGGTCGATCAGTGATGAAATTACAGATTTTCGGGTTCCCCTTTGGCGAATAAGCTCCAACTGAATTCTCAGCCGGTATGCGCTGTCGTTCTCTCCGGCGCGTCGACCAAGACTCGATCCGAAATAATCCATCGCAATCAGGTCTAGCCAACTGCCTTCAGCCGTCGAAATTCGTGCCTGGAATACAACATATTGTAGAAGGTCGTATACCCAGGTCCACGCCCATGCGATGCCGGTAAGTAGTGTGTCGAGAACCGGCGTGTTGTCGGGAAACCACCGAAGCGGTAAGACCTGCTTAAGGCGGTACAGGATGTCTTGCTGGTCCCCTATCATGTCAACTTACCACCACCGTTCCAACTTTGATCACACCAGAGGGTGGTGTGACGACATCCGCAGGCTGGCCATTCAGTAGTATCCCTGTCACGTTGGTCACGCTCGAACTAGCCGAGTACGCAAGCTGCACAATTCTGGTCGCAGGAAGTGGAGCTCCGACCGGGAGGGTGTTGATATATCCGTCTATTGCGCCAACGATCGCTGGTGTAAGTAGAGTGACGTTGGTGTTATCCGTGGTGGTGATAGTCAGGGAGACGTTTACTTCTGTGACTGTTGGTGCGAAAACGCAAAACGTTGATCCGACTGGACGAACGGCTTCGACCGACTGCTGAACCATGGCCAAGAGGGAGCTGGACGGATAGCCAGATCCATCATCGACGACGATCACGAAATTCCCGAGCTGGAATGCCCCAGATGGCCCCTGGTTCTCCTGTATTGTATAGTTGAGCCCTTGCTGAACGGTGGTAACGGCGTATCCCACGGCCACCACAGTTGCTCGCGACAGGCTTGCCATGAAGGTCTGAAAGCGTAGCCGGAAAGCATAGTCCGACTCGGCATCAATGCCGTTGCTAAACGAGGCGGCGTTCAAGACACTATCTATTCCGACCAACGCAGACGCGAGGACTGATATTGCAGCGGCCTGCACATTGCCGCAGGTCCCTGCGGTTGCTGCTACAACCGGCGCATCGAGAGCGGTGACACCTATGCCGATCACGTAACCGTTCTGCGATTGGTTCCATCCCGTGCCAGCAGTGTTCTCGACAACTAAGAATGTCTGGCTGCCATCAGCGGTTCGCACGAGCGCGCCAACCGGGATCGTCGCGGGAACACTTGTGTTAAAGCGAGAAAAGGTGACCACCCCGGAAGCTGGACTCGCCGGGAGTCTGCTCAGGGAGAAATCGGCCATCCAGCTATCGAGATCAGGGCCGCTGCTTGTCGCCGCTCGTGTCATCTGGAGGACTTGTAGGATCAGCCACTGCATCCATAACGCGATAGATGCGGTTGCCTCTAGTATTGCTCGGAGCGTAGAGCCTATCGAAAGATCAAGAAGCGGTGCCGCTGCGGCCTGCACCGCTGCAGCCATCTGCTGGACTAGACTAGTGAAGGATTGAAGTGATAGCTGCATTGATCAATCACCCACGGAGAACGTTAACACCTGGGTCTGACCCGTCTGTGCGTCCTCGTAAAGAATGTGAACGTACACATCTCCGGACGCACCTCCTGGGCACAAGGTTACCTCAATGACCGGCTCCGGAGTCTGCGCCACGGTGGCCTCCTTGAATATCTGGCTGCGAACAGTTGCGCGGATTCGCAATGCATTCGCGGGTCGTCCGATGAAACTGGCTAAGCCAGCGCCATAGGTAGGCTGCCAGATGTAATCGAGTGGGCTCGTGAGAAGGCGTCGTAGAACTCGTTGCTGACCAAGAGCCGATCCCCCGAGGACGGCCAGATCGCCCGTGGGCCCGAATTCCAGGTCGGAACCCCATTGGTGCGCAAGGTCAGACATCTGATTCTTAATCCTGTTCGCTGCTTGTTGTGGTCACGCCACCGCGAGAGTCAATATGAGTATGGGCGTCATAGTGGCCTCGCAACCGAGACAGACTGCCTTTGCTATCATAGACGTCTCCACTGACGTGCAAATCACCGCCAACTGTCACTGTCCCATCGTTTAATAGCTTCAGATAAGAGCCGGATTGATGGACGAGCCAGAGTTCGCCACTTGGAGCAGCAGGAGGGGATTGCTGGCTCGAGAAAACTCGGCCAACTATGACTCCGTGCTCGGCCGCTCCCTCCTGAGCTAGCACAAGCACCTGATCGCCAGGCGCCGGGGGGCATATCATTCCCCATCCGGCACCGGCCCAGGGCGATAAGATGGGGAGCCATCCGCTCAGGACTCCTTCGGGCTGCAGTGTCAGTCGTGCGGTTCCCGTATTCGGATCAACCGACGTGACCGTACCAAACCGTGGCTGAGCCTGAGACTGTAGCAGAGCCTCGGCATGCATTTTTATCGTGTTGAGGAATCGTTCCATTAGGAAACTGTTGAGGTTAGAACTGTTTCTGTTCTTGGCGAGCTGTTGTAAGCCCGGATGTGCTGGACAAAACCAGTCTTTGGTCGGAATGTGCGTTCAATAGAATCTATATAGTAGGCTTGGTCGAAATCTGTTCTAGTTCCATCTAGTGCGATTACACTACGAGGTGTGAGTACAAGGTCCCCCGGCATTGTGAGCTCTATCACGCGCTCGTGGCGAGAGACTTCCGATATACATTGTCGGGCCATTGCGAGCGCCTTGTCAGGTGTCAAGTTGGGGCGGATAGCCACGTATTGCTGATTTGGTCTTGTGCTGGTACCAGAGCTACCCGAGGAGTCCCCGCTAACCGTGCTAGCTACACACTCCGTAAGTGAGTTCTGTTTTAGGGAGTTCCAACTTTGTACTGTGACCTGAATGCCGCGCGACAGGGTCAGTGCTCGTTCAAGCGTAAGCTCAATCAGGTCGGTGGGATACACGACCTTGTCGATTGACGAAATCCCAGTAGATGGTTGAAAATATAGGTTAGTACCATTCACAAAAACGTCGTAATTCTCATGACGAGCAAGTGACACCAGGAAATCCCATTCCGTCGTCGCCTTGGA